AAATACCTCTCCAGGCACCGCTGGTTAGTGCGGTGTTGGGACTGATCAGACTACTGGCTGTTGAATAATTCCAGGTAAATTCGTTGTTGCTGTTGTAGTCTTGTGCTTTGTAATCCAGTTTGTTCCAGCCCACCCAACTCAAGAAATCTTCAGCCAGGATTTGATTGATTTCTCCAATTGAATAATCTGTAGTACGGAACTGACCGGGAATTACTTCTTCGGCTGTTAATGGTACAGGGTTTCCGTCTAGTTTTAAGTTGTTGTAGATTCTACGTTCAAATTCCAACAGCACCTGATCTCGAATGTCACTGAATGCTATGGTAACGCTGCCGTCGTGACCGCGAATTGCAAGTGTGGGATCAATGTAGGTTTTGTCATAGTACAGCTCTGGCACAAATGCCGGATACAATCCCATTTTGGTAGGAGTGTTGGGCACAAAGCTGCCGGCAGTGTTTGCAAATTCCTGTATGGTAATTACATCGCCGACCGCAAGTGGCACAAGTATTGTGATACGAGGAGCGTCAATTGCCACTGTATATTCAATACCTCGAGTCAACAACACATTGTTGATATAGACACACAGTCCCAGATAATTGCTAGATGTGTAATTGTAAACTTGCACAGTATCAAACGAATCATTTGATATTGGAGTCACGGTATATTGATGTTGGGTGAATACATTGCCCGCCGGCAACATATCGCTCCAATAAAATGGGCTTTCAGCAATACGGCCTTGTGTGATGTCAGCAATTACCGCTGTTAAAATTTCTGCAGGCGTCAGTCCTGGCCAATCATTAGATACCACCGAGTTTAATAGTTGTGCTTTGAACTTTTCGTATTCACGATTGTTGTATTTGATACTGTCAAAAATTTGATAGTTGGCCTGACGTAAGAAATAACCCGACAGCGTCATTGGAGCACTCTGCTGCAGAATATTTTCTCCGTAGGGAACAACATTTCCAAGATCTCGAATGTTATTGGCACCATTTAATTTGCCACTAAAAGTCAATAAATTTTCAGCAATGGTCTGATAATGTGTTCTGATTGTGCCTAGCGTAAAGTTTGCACTGTTTCCGTTGAATGGGTTATTTTCCAAATTGATCGGAACTTGATAGAATCCCACATTACTAACTTGATCGCTCAGTGCCAATACTTCAATGACACTTCCGGAGACTGCCACAACATCTTTGCCAAGTGTAATAATAGTTTGATTTGTTAATTGATCAATCTCAACTGTGTAGTAGACTGGTTCAATGAATTGTGATCCAACATAGACTTTGACATTGGGAACTTTGATTGATGTTTGCGGGACTGCAATAATGTCCAACACCAGTGGAGTATTAATTTCATATGAAAATTGAAACTGTTGATATACTTGACTCTTGGTCACTGCATTTTGCCAACCAATTTCTTTAGTGTATATTGTTCTGTCCAAATACTGGCGTACAAATCCAAGACTTATTGGATCAGTAATACCAACATTGTTTTCAATATAGACAAAGGTATCTGTGTATAAGTTGTTATCAAAAACAATATCTCCAACGTTGTTCAACGTCAGATAACGCAACGGGAATCCCAACACAGTGTCATCTAGCCCAGAGCCGACTGCATAGCTAAACAGTTTTGATCCAACAAATGTACTGCTTGAATACTTTGCACGATTACCAAAGCTGATACCATCAGCATCAAATACGTCAAACAACGGAGCTTGATTCACACTGTTTTTTTGTTGTGCAGTGGTCCAGACGGCGCCGTCATAATAAAAACTCAGACCTTGCAATGTATTGCCGCTTAGACAAACAACACATTGATCGGCCAACACCAGTGCATCATCTGCAGGCACTAGATTAATACATGGTTCCAAGATTGAGCTGCTGTCAGAACTTGGTTCGATAAATTCAACCATGTAAATTTGATCACGCACCTGCGGATCACGGTCAGCTGCAAAAATAACCCGGGTGCCATTTACAAAATTGTAACCGTCAATGCTGTATCCAATTGTGCCATTGATGTTGCTAAGAGCATCAGTTTCACTAAAGTCAATGATGTTCACAGGTTGTTTGGCCTGTGTACCATTGTTGAACAGCCGTGTTCCGCCGCGGAATTCAATGACAGGACGTTTGGCACGTTGCAAATTATCAAGCACAGCCACGGTGTTGTTGTATTTTGCAGCAGCATTGATAACATCAATGTGAAACCAGCGATTTGATCGAGTCCAGGCATTGAGGTCAGCACCGTCCAATGCAACTGTTAAATAATCTGGGATCAATGGTTGGTTGAGACTACCGTCAAAGTTTCCTTGATCATAGGGTATACTGCTGTAAGGTATTGAACTGCTTTTGGTGTATGTCTCTGGTGTGACATAGTTTGTTGTGGGCAACAATTGAATAGCAGTTCCTACACCGGCCACATAGTAGGTATTATTTTGATAACTGACTGGAGTCACACTGCCACGGAATTGCACAATCATATTGTTGGTAAATGCAACACCATTTGGGCTAGTAAATGTTTTTTGTCCAATGATTTCGTCGATATCTAATGTGTCAACTTGGTTCTGATCAATCAGTTTAAAGCGTCCAAAAATATCAGGGTTAGAGCCATCCTGATACCACAACACATCGTCAATTGCTGTTAACAAAGGAATCTTTTGAAAGTATCCTTGTGCATTTTTATACCATTGTGTATTGCTCCACTGATTACCAAACAACACGGTAAATTTTGAAAGGTTGTCCACTGTGGTTTGAGGGATCAGTCTCAAAATAGGCAATCCATCATTATCGTATTGGTATTGAATCAGCCAGACGCTGTAACGATCCGCCGGAGTAAGAATAGGAGTTACCAAATCAAACGGTAATGAATCGTAACTGCCAGGTTGAGAATCTTGACCTGCATTCAGTGGATCATACTGAGTAGTTTTGTACCATCCGCCGGACTCAACATCTGGGTCTTGATTGGTAAACACCACTGTTCGATTGTTAAGACTGGAAATGCCATCAATACCCCCAAATTGAGAAATAAACGTATCCAGATAAATGTTGTTGATGTCGCTGAATTTTAAATCAGTAACCAAATCCACAGTACCAATGCTGGCAAGATCATAGTAGAATTGTTGTGCATTTCTTAAAGGAACATTAAATGTAATTGTTCCAAAATCGTCACCGTTGTTGACCACACCCAGCACATCTCTGCTGCTGACATTAGGAGCCCATGGCAATGTGCCATTAATGCCAGGTGTTGCCTGGATCCAGAACGGGCTACCAGATTGACTTACTTCAAAGGTATACGAGCCACCACGCACCAGGGTTATAGTTGGATTAGTGCCAGCAATGCCGCTAAAATTGTAATTGTCTGTATTGCGAGTCACTACAAAATTATCAGTCAATGGAACAACTGTTGCACCCACATCAACTGGCTGTGGGCCTGCAGGCAACCAATAGTATTGACTGAAGTTAACAAACTTGTCAAAACTAATAAAAGGATCCCAGGTATAGTAATTGCTTGTGTACAGACGATCTGCACGACTGGTAATGCCACCTTGCAATGCAATTGCATCTGTTATGCCAGGATAGGTAATGGCGTCGGCAATACGATTTGTGTCAGGTACCAGGCTGATCACACCTGGCTCCAGCTGATAATTTGCACGGGTAGCATTTGGCTCAACAACATATTTGTCGTTGGGATTTACTCCAGGACCTACTCTGCGTCCAACAAATCCTTGCGACTGCTTAAACTTTGGCTCTTGTACCAACTGATCAAGTGTTGCGCTCAAAAATTGTTGGTTGGTTTGTGTTTGAAAAATTGGTGGTAAAAAATCAACTGTTCTAGTGCGGGCCATTAAATTACTCCACTTCCTGGTGCTGTTCTAATATTTGTACTGGTCAATGCAGTAATTACCTCAATTGAATTTACGGTAGCTGCATTGACAAAAATTTCATTTGGTGCTGAACGAATCTCGTAAAGATCACCAAAACTCTTCTGTGGGTTCAATGGCACCAGAACCACTGAGCTGACTATCCCTCCCATGTTGGCATGCAGGTATGCCGCCAGCTCTGAGAAGTAAAATGTATCGCCAAAATTCCATTTGTCAATGGTAAAATAATTATTAAGGTACGTGACCACAAGATTTTTAATTTCACTGTCACTGGCAGTAGAATTTTGTGCTCGTATCACTTTTATAGTTGCTCGCAATGCACTAGCAGCTTTGGCGCCAAACAATGGCTTAAACGTGACTGAGTTCAGCACAATGTTGTCACTGATCATTTTGTAATCATTGAGTCCTTGATAGGCAGTGTTGAGTTCGTCCAACGTTGGACGCGAAGGTTCTGGCACAGTACCAGTGGTATCTCTGATCCAATTTTGATATTGTGTGTAATAAGCCTGTGTAACAACATACAGGTCAATGATGTTGGTAGTACCAGGATCAATGCGAGTTGTCAATGGTGAATTGTGACGATATTGGAAATAGAGCTCTTGTCGGCCAGTTTTGGCAATCCAATCATACTGTTGAGTTAGTATTCGTGTGCCATTGACCGTGATTGACAATTTATAGAATGTATTTTGATTGTATGCATAAAACATCTGCCCATCAACATACTCTAGTTTGGCTAATTCAATTGCATCCAGTGTGGGATACGCTGCGTTGACAATTCCTTTGTCAACCAACAGATAACGTTGCAAATTATCAAAGTCCACTACCTGTTGAAAAAATACCAATTTGGTTGAAGAAGCAACTCCAGGCGCAACAATTTCATCAAAGAAATCTGGATCGTCAGCCACTCCGTCGCTGTCACGATCTTGGTAACTCACAATAACTTGATAATCGTCAACATAGCCATCACTTTGAACTGGTTGTCCAATGATAGACAAATCAATATCACTGTACAAAGGATAGTTGGAGTCGGGTTGACTGTTGGTTTTTAACACCTTGATAAAATCTGAAATTACTGTGCCAGTTCTGCTGTCATAGATGCGTTGGTTGGTTTCAAAGAAGAATCGTGTTTGCAACACAGATCCAAAATTGTAAACCAATGCACGAGTGGTCACAGTGTATGTTGACCCATCTGTTGTGAATTGAATCATCCAGCTGGCATCATTGTTCACACCTGATGTGCTTTGTGCATTTTCCAGACTGAATGCTGCATCCTGTGCAAGATTAGTGCTGGTAATCAAGTACCATGAACCGTTAAGATTATCATAACCTAGACCAAAGTTTCTATACAATAAAATTTGTTCTGTAATTTGATTTCTCAATGTTGTTGGTATACTGGTAACCAACAATGGAATAACCTGAGTAGGCAATGCTCCTGTTGGAATAAAATTGTTCAATGTGATAGGGCCAACACCATTGCTAAAGTTTCCTTTGCCTTGATTGGTACCATCATCAACAATTGCTGTGGGGCTGGCCCAGATTGAATATTTTTCATTGGCCTTGGCAGCTATTCCAACTTTTAAACGATTGTTGGCATCAAAGAAATATCCAGCAGGTGCGTCAAATCTAATCAAGCAACTGGGTTGAATATAACGAGTATTGTTGCTGCTGTATATGCCCACTGGCACAGTCGATCCGTAGCTGTTTTGTAAATATCCTGTGGTTTCATTGGCCATAGTGGTGCTTTGATGCCAGTTCAGTCCAGAGCTTTGAATCAGTGGAATCAAACTAGCTCTTAAAAAGTTTGCGTAGTAGAACTGCACAAATGAGTTTTTCAGCAGTTGTGGTTCTACCTGATTGGCAATCACATCAGCAATGTCATTGCGGCTGAGCCATGTGAACAAGAATGTTGGCAACTCGTTTTGTTCCCAGATTGCACCGTCGCTGGAAAACGTGTTGGTCGAACTGTACTTGCCAGTGTTGTCCACTAGATCCAGGTAACGACTGGTGCCAATACTGGCACGGTTTAACGCCTTGCTCTTGATAATTGAATTGTACAGAGTAAATGGGAAGTTGTTGTAGTCTTCGCCGTTGACCATTCTATTTTGTGTGTAGTAACGTGCAGGAGCACGCTGTTTGATTTCTGCAATGTTTTCACGGGGTTGTGCGTTGGTCACTGGCTGTGTGATACCGCAGGTGAATGTGATAGTTTCAAGTTGTCCAGTACGACTGGTATAGCTGATTGGCAGCACCACACTTTGCATTTCTTGTGGGTTGATAATGTATGCCAGTCCGTTGCTGGCACGAACATAACAACGGAACAGGCCTACAGGAATGGTACTAAACACGCCATCACCAAATGTCAATGTGATTTGATCATTGGCTCTGCTGGTAACTGAAAACAATTTTCTTTGATCAGGGGCCAGCTGTTCCGACGCTGCTGCAAAAACGTTTTCGACATATTTCCATTCGTTGGCTAGGGTGCCAACGTTGTCAATTTGAAACAACCAACGGTCTAGGTTGTTTACACCGTCAATGTTGATGTTCACTGTGCGATTTGATACTTTTTCTGCAAGGTTAAAATCAACATTTTGCAGTGTACCTTGTTTAAAATAAAAAAAGTAACCAGTGTTGGCACTGGCAAATCCCAGTTTGTCGTTGCGAAACAAAATGTTAAAAGGATTATTGGCAACTGGACTTGGTTCGTAGATATAATCTTTGCCCACGCTGGTAGAACTCACAGCTTCAAACGGCATAGAAACACCGTCAATCACAGACGTGTATGGCAACACAGGCAAGAACCCTGGCACTAGATTAACGCCGTACTCGCTGGTGTCCACACCCACAATTTCTTGGCGGTTACCTGGGCGGCCAACTTTTTGACTGTTTACCAATGCAGCATTGAGAATTGCTGTGAATTGTTCTTGCCAGTTGGGGTTGGTGGGGTCGTTCCAATTCACAGTGACATTGCTGAGATTGATACCGTTGAAATCAGTGACGTTTTCTGTTGTGGTCACACTAAACACTTTTAGGTAACCTTGGGCAGCGGTGTTGCGTTTGGGAGTGTAGCTAACCAGGTTGGCCAGTCGCACAACTGAGTCTCGACGTTCAGCAGTGTCTAGATAATTTTCGCGGGTGTTCAAGTCGTTGCGGAAGGCCAAGGCCTGTCCCATGAATGCAATAATGTCTAGTAGAGCAATAAATTCAGATGATTCAATGTAGTCATTGAATGTTTCTGGATAATACTGTTGAAGATAATCAATAAAACTCTTGCGTAGAGTTTCAAAATCATAACTTTGGAAATCAGCCTCGCGATAGGTCTGATAAATGCGTTTCCAGTCTTCAACGCCGAAGATTGCTGTTTGTCGAGTAGTGCGTGCCATAATTTTATTTATGGCAAAAATAAACGGCTCAGTTATACATAACTGGCTCTACGTTGTTGTTCGTTAAAGAACACCGCCAGGCGTTGTGCATTTGTACTGGGCACAATCTGCACTTGAAGTTCAAATAAAATACCGTTCAGTTGAGGATATGCTTTTATATCACTCAAAAACAATCTGGGATCACCTGCAACCACCCGCTGTATTTCGGCAATCATTTTTTGTTGAGTAACTTGATCTTGACTTTCAAACATAAAGTCCCAGATGATGGTGCCATAGCCCGGGCGGCCTGGCAACTGGCCTTGACGAATATTAAAGGCATTGGAAAGATCTCGTTTGATCAATTCAAAGTCTAACAAGGTAAACTTCTTGGGTTGATCAATGGTGTTGAATCCGATGAATGTAGGCATAGCTTGTATTTATTGTTGTTAAGATAACAAATTGCCCAGTGCATCAATAATGGCCTGATAAAATCCAATGATATCGGCCATGATAGTCAGCAATGTACCTGCACCTGGTTTTGTTTTTAGCGTTGCTGCAAGAGCGTTTGCGCCAGCTAGCAAGGTCTGAGCTTGTGCAATTGCTGTGTTTATTGCATCATTAGTAGGATTTGCAATTCCAAATATTGATGTAGATATACTGTTAGAAAATGCTGTGCGTTGTTTTTCCAATGACCGCACCTGCTGATTCAAAGTTTGTATTTCAGTTATCAACAGTGGCTTGGGTATAGAAAAATTAGGGATAGGAATTTTGGCATTGCTAATAATATTTTTAAATCCATAATTAACTGTGGTACGATTAACAGTGTCAAGGAATCCCTTGGCTTGTTTAATACTGGTAACCAATGGTGATCCGCCACCTCCAAAAAGACTGGCTATGGGACCTAGTGCAGAAAAAGCTTCTGCAAAAACTGATGACTGACCCAGTACGTTTAGTTGACTCACCAGACCTGCTGGCAGTTGGCTGGTCAGTCCTGATGTCCACTGTGCCACTGCTTCTGCACCAAATTTAGCAGCGTTGTTTACAATTGGTCCCAGTTTGTCAGCAGCTAGATTGTTGGTAATGGCACCTATAGAACTCAATTGACCAAATCCCGAAGACATTAGTCCTTGCTGAATGGTATTTTGCAATGAGTCATTTCCCAATACACTGGTAAGACTGTCGGCTCCTAGTTTTCCAGTCCAGGATGCTGGACTGCCCAGTACATCTGTAAAAGATGATACTCCCTTGGTAATCAAATCAGACATTCCAGGTTTTAAAATTCCAAACTTTTCCAACTGACCTGCGTCCAATCCAAACTTGCCCAGGCCA